TTGCCGCATCCTCTTGCCAGCGCACGATAGGCTCGTTCTTGCGCGGGTCTAAGCCCATCACCCGAACCTCGTTGCCAGCAATCGGGAGTGGTTCCCGGTGGTAATTGTCGTAACACCGATACGGAGCGTCGGCAGATGAGACGCCACCTGCAATAGCGTCGGTCGGAGTCCGGTAGAGCGTGATCGTCCGCTGGGTGTAGGTGTCCGGGTCTTTGAAGAACGCTTTTGGAACCGTTGATGTCGGCTTGATGCCCCAGAGGAACCCGAACGCAATCTCGGTGACCAGGCTCGAAAGCTCAGAGAATGGTGTCGAACCGCTCTCCATCATGTGCGAGAACTCCGAAGAAGACGCGCCAGGGATAGACGGAATCAGATAGGTGCTGTTATCAATGTCGTAGTCGGTGATGCCGACCGTCTCAAGCAAACCGCCGACACAATCCGGGTCAGTCATGTGCGATAACTTTAGCCCGTCCAGCGGAATCCTGTCCCGCAGAATGTAGCTTTGCATCGTCGCCATTCTGTCTCTGATAATAAGATCACCAGTCCTGACTTCGCCATGCAATCCGTCAGTGAACTTGACTGGGCTGATAATGCCGTCAAGAATAATCTTCGTTCCGATCTTGACCTGACAAGGAATGTTCTCATGCGCCAGAAGCCCCGCAACGTCCGTTTGAACGTCTTCCGGGTCTTTGAGTACAACGTGCATCTCGACCCCGCCAGGATCGTCTGGAACGCTCAGTGAGGCAGAGAGGATAGAGCTGGTGATGTCGAACTCTTCTGAGTCGTCGGTATCTACGAACGTCCCTATATAGCTTGTGGAAATGCCCCGAAGGAACGGAGTGTAACCGTTGCCACTCGCCGCGGTCATGCTTACCTTGACCTTGACCTGTGATATGGTTCCGTCTGGTGTGTAAGCACCGCCGCCCGTGGTTTCGATAGCTACCGCGCTGACTGCCTCTGTGGTTGCCGTAAATGAACCACGATCTGCAAAGACCCGCGCATTAGTCACTGCCGACGAAGGAGAAGCGTTGGTGTAAGTGCCAAGCGTCTGCCCGGTCTGAGGGACACGTCCGAAGCTGTAGGTCTTGGAGCGGACGTAGCCGGAAGCCTTGAACCGCAAGGGAGCAATCTCGCAATCTACTGGAAGGTTGCCAGGAACAAAGAACCAGAACGACTCGTCGTCCACGATGACCGGAGAAGTTGCCGTCTCTGCAATGTCGTCAAAGACGTGGACGAAACCGCCGCCCGTGGTTGGGCAGTAAACCAAAAGCTCCCTTCGGCGCATTGGGATCAGCAAGAACTCCGCTGGCTTGTTGACCACATCCCCGCCGAAACTGTAGGTATTGAGCTTAACGCCACTCTTCCAAACTTCAATGTTGCCCGTGGCCGCGAAGATTCTTAGCGAAACCCCAGACGATCCGGAACCAGCGTTGTCCCAGCCACACTCGAAAGCGTAGGTGCTATTTTCGTTGCCCGTGTTGAACGAGTGAAACGAGACGTAGAATCCCCGGTTGACTCCGTAGGTCGCGGTTGTGATCGCAGAGCTTGACCCCATCCCAGCCGTAGCCCAAAGTCTGACTGTTCCCGCCGCCGTGTTTGCTTTGGTCTTCCAGAGAGAGGAAGAACCTAGCCCGAAGTTGGCAAGGGTAAGCCGGACATTGTCCCCGCTGCTCGATGTCTGCCAGGTCGTCCCAAGACAGACCGGAGCCAGCATCGTCGTCTGAGTGATCGGATCTACCCAGATGTCCGAAGACGCCGCTGGGTCGAAATCCTCGCCCGCTACCGTGATGGTAACGCGCTCCTTGCTGATCCGGTTCTGCGCCGTGTTGACCAAGATGGAGAGTGTGTCTGGCATTAGATAACCATCTGCCGAAGCGTGATTGCGGAAGTGTTCAAGACCATATAGATGTATGGAATCTGGGTTGCTCCGTCAATGTAGGTAACGTCAAACGCGGTATCACCGAGAACCGCTGCACCGTTCGGGTACGACATCGTTGTCCATCCGTCCATCTCTGAGGTAACGAAGTTATAGCGGAACCACCGACCAGTAGCGTCTTTCTGGATGTAGAGGTAGTCCTGATTATAGGCGTACTTCGTACCCGTCGTGAACGTCTCAGTCGCAGGGGAATAGGTGATGGTGTCCCATGTGTTGACCGCAATGTCGTATCGGTGAAGTGCTGTCGTCGCACCGCCCTGGAACGAATAAATATACCGTCCATTTCGGATAGCGTTCTGGTTTGTCCATCCCGAGTCGTTTGAATCCCAAACCCAGTGACCAGACATACCAGTGGTAGGAGCCGCCGCCCTTGCACCACTAGGCGAAAGCGTCGTCCAAGTATTAGACGTAATGGAGTAGCGGTAAAGAGTCACCGCGTTACTTCCCATGTAGTACAGGTAGTCGTCGTTGCCCTGAATCTGAAAGACCGAGGTAGCGTCTGGGTTCGTTGTCCAAGATGCCGATACAGTCAGAACCGTCCCCGTGTTGGATGCAATGGTGCGAATCTGACCCGCGCCCGTCCCGCTGACAATCCGTACCTGAGAGTTTGCCCATTGGTTTGTAGCCCAAGCAGCCGCGCCTTGGGTTAGCGTTGTGGCTCCACCTGCCGTAGCGGTTCCGGTTGCAAAGTTGAGGTAATCCGAATCCATCCAAGAAGGGGTAGAAATGAGCCTGGAATCGGTGCTGATGGTTGCAGGGAGTCCCGTCTGGGTTAATGCTGTCCAAGTGTTCGTAGCAAAGCAGTATTTCTTGAAGATGTTCGCCGCCAAGGTTCCCGCGTTGATGACGTACCAAACTGGGGTACACATCCGGTACACGCTCGATGCCGAGTGAGCCGAACCAGCCGTCTCTACAAACGTGATAACCGCGTTGGTTCCGATGGTGTTTGATGCAATAGTAAACGTCTGCCCTGCGTTCGGCCCCGCCAGAATCTGTACCTTATAGCCCCGCAAGTCCCGCGCTAGTGGTTGGTTCGTCGTCAGTGTGGTCGTGGTTCCCGCTGTAGCCGTCAGAGACGCCGCGCCGACGGTGTTTCCGGTTGACCATGCTCCAGCAACTCCGCAAGCCCCTGCACCGAACGTACCCGCAAGAGCAGGAGAAGGAACCTGAGTCCATCCGTCCTCGTTTGGAGAGTACAGGTAGCAAGCGGAGATGGACGTAACGTACATCTGTTGCTGTCTGTAGTGACGTGAGGATACGATGAACATCGCCGCGCCAGTTGTGACAGGGGCAGGTGATAGGAACTCCCACCGCTTGAGGTCGAGAATTTTTCTGTTTGTGTTAAGTGTTGCCATTTAGCTAACCGTGATATTTCGTCTCAAGTTGTCTGCCGTGAGCATCATCAGCGAAGGTATCTGAGGGTTCGCCGCGATACCGCCGATGTTTGTTTGGTTGGCAACCGCCGTTACCGATGTGACCGTTGCAAGGGTTCCGGTTTCCACGTTGACCCGGTTCCGAGCCGATGTGTCCGGCATGAACCTAGAAGACTGAGTTGCTAGAAGCTCGATACCCATGCGAATGGCATTGAGGATTTCAAAAGACGACTCTTGAGTTGTCTCCGAGGCGATATCTGCTGGAATGATTTCTTGTGCTGGCATATATTAACTTCCTGTAATCAAAACTACCTGACCGGATGGAGCAACCCAAAGGCAATCTACTTCTGGCTGAGTCGCATCATAGCGAACGGTCAACGCGCCACCACCGTCAAGGGCAGTGATGACCGAAGCGTAATCTACTACGGCGTCTGCCCCATCTGCCCCATCTGCCCCGTCAGCACCAGGCTCTCCCTGAATGCCTTGGATACCCTGCGGCCCTTGCGCCCCGGTTGCACCTGTAGCTCCCGCCGATCCAGTTGCTCCAGTCGCGCCGGGTTCGCCTTGGATGCCCTGTATTCCTTGTGGCCCTTGTGCGCCAGTTGCTCCAGTCGCACCTGCTGGCCCCTGCGCTCCGGTAGCCCCGGTGTCGCCAGTATCTCCTTTGTCGCCCTTAGCCCCTTGCGCTCCCGCCGCCCCAGTTGCCCCAGTAGCACCAGTGGCTCCCGTTGCACCTTGCGGGCCAGTTGGCCCGATAGCATAGTTCCCTGTTGCCGTCACCGAGCCAGGAACCGCAATCGTGATTGTGTAAGGAGCCGGGACTGTGACTGCGACATCAGGCATCGGTGTTAATCACCTCTCGCACCTTTAGCTCCCCTTCTACAACGACGGTCTGAGTTGCGCCGGAGGACTCCCAAAGCTCGATGGTGAATGGGATCAGCTTAGAAGTAAAAGCCCGTGTCTCTGCAACCGTCAGAGTCAATACCGCAATTCCCCCCGCCGCATTGGTCACAACAAAACCAGAACCGCCCGTCCCGGTCTTCTTGACGATGTTCGGGGTTGTCCCCGCAACGAATACAAGCTCTTTGCCAGTCAGGTTGACCGCCGTCCCGCTCTGAGATACGGTGAACGTCACAGGTAGCGTCGTGCCTTTGATTACTTCTATTTGTGTTGCCATGTCTGTTACCTGTTGTAGTTGTAGCCCCTGCCGACGACTACCGAACGCTTCCCAGTGATCTGCGCAATGTGGTCATCAATCGCCTTGACGAGTTGTCGAGAAGTAGCCGATCCGCCGCCCGTAGCGTTTGCCACCTGCAAGCCAGAGAATGCCTGCTCCGCTACCTGCCCGCCGCCGATGAGAGCGGTCTGGAAGTCGATGCTTTTCTCTTGAAGTTGAACGAGCTTCGCGGTGTTTTTTGCTGTCTGGTTTGCCGGATCAAGAGCTTTGTTCTTCTGGTCTTCCTGTGCTTTAATTGCGGCAATAGCGGCATCGGTCATTTGCGTACCGATGCCACCCTGAAATCCTTTCATGATGTCCCCAGCATCCTTACCGATTTGGTCAAACCCTGGGATACCCATGAGGATGTCCCCAATGCCTTGCCCCTTCGGTAAAGCTGATTCAAGCATCTTGTAAGCCGCGAAGCCAGCCGCCGCACCAGCGACGATCCCGCCGACTGCTTTTGCGATCCCAGCCGCTCCAGTCAATGCGCCCTGCAATATCACCGCTGTTATAGTTGATGCCGCAATCGCCGCCCTTACTGCTTGGAATGCCGCCACGATAGCCATGACGCCACGGACAATTGAACCGCTCAAAAAGACTGCGCCGAGAACTGCCGCCACGACTCCGGCTTGCTCTCCGACCCACTTTAATCCCTGCTGTACTTTTTGGAGCATCTTTGGAATGTTCCCGATTGCCGCAGTAACAATTGCCAAGCCCTTGATAAGAACGCTGCCGATGTCCCCTTGTCCAAACATGGACGCAATGCCCTTAAACGCTTTCTCTACTCGTCCTGAATCCACAAGGTACGCAATGAAGTTGCCGACCTTCTCAGCCGCCGGAACTAAGACCGATAGGATTGCCGCACCAGCTACCCGCGCCCCCCTGGTGATTGCATCCATGACCGAAGCCAGCTTTGCTTGTGGCCCCGATGCCATCTCCTGCGACAGCTTCCCGAACTTCTCTGTAACTAGTTGTTCAACTGCGTTGAGTGCTTGCTCTGCTGAACCTAAGAACTGACCGCCCTTATCAAACTCAAGACCCTTACCCTTAAGCATCGTGCGTGAGATACCAGCGCGGGAGAGAGACTCAAAGCCTTCCCCAAACCGCTCGCCCTTTAGGTAACCAAGAGCCGTGATATACGACATCAACGCTTCCTCGTTTGCGCCGAAGATTGTTCCTAGCTTCTCAGCAACAGGCAGGTACTTCTCTGTCTGCAATCCAAGAGCCTCAAGCAACTTTGCGCCGCCAGCGAGTTCCTGTGAACTGAAAATGGATGGAGCTGCCAACTTGTCGGTGAAGCTCAGGATTTCTTTTGCTCTTTCTGCCGACCCGGTGAGCGCGGTCAAACTGCGCTGTATCGTATCAAACTCAATCGCGGTCTTTGCCGCGAATCCCAGCCCTATTGCCCCACCGATGCCGCCAACGCTTGCAACTGCCTTTGTGACTAGCCCTCCAATCCCAGACGTAGCGCGTCCAATGACCGCAGAGATGCCCTGAGTAGAAGATACAACGCGCTTTGCGCCCTCCTCGTACTGTTTGGAGTTCATGCGGTACTCGGTAACGAGTGTGTCAATGATTTGTGCCATGAGTTAGAATGTGGAAATGAATATCAGCAAAAACAAACTATGGAGTCTGAGCCGATTCCCAGATGAGAAGCTCTGTCATGTCGTGGAGCATATAGGAAGCGAACGGCTTGCCCTTCAGCAGATCAGGGTGGGAACTAAAACAGTCCCTACCCACAATCAGCCGATTTCGGTAAGCCGTGTCGCTTACTCTTTTTTTGCGGCTTCCGATTCCTCCGCTTCCGCTTCGATTTCTTTGATTGCGTGTCCAGCGTTGTACTCGGTCTTGATATGCTCAAACATCAATGGACGCAGAAACGCGAGCTTCATAAACTCGTAGTCACCCAGCTTTGGTTCAATGATCGTGGAAGCCAAGACCTTACACATAGCAAGAGCTTCCGAATCATCAATCCAAAACTCCCGGTAAGCATCTGGGACAAGTCCTTTCTTCTTTGAACTCTTGGCGAATGTCTCTGCTTGCTTCTTGAGTCGTTGCAACTCGTTGTAGTCAGAGATCACCTTAAAGGTAAGCGTCCGTCCACCATGAAGCACCACCCCAAAGGTTGTGTCTTTTAGTTCAGTCTCTGCTAGAAGCGAGTCTAGGAATCCAGTCTCGCTTCCGATTGCGCTGCCGAGTGCATCCATCAGCAATCCTTACACGGCCCATCATAGCCGAGTGCCTTGACGTGAGCGTCGAACGTGTCTGGAACCGGAGATACTTCTAGTCCGGTATTCGGGTCTACGAGTTTGACGACTACTGGAGCCGCCTCTACTTTTTCTTCTGTGTCTTTTGCCATTAGCTTCCCTGTACGATAGTGACTGCGCCTTCAGATCTGAACTGGTAGGAAACCGGAACAATCTGCTCGTCTGCGATCTCGAACGATGCGCTCTGGAACTTGAAGTTGCCTGAGACGTTGACGCCCGCCGTGGACGTGATGCTCTGGAACGAAACCGCGAGAGCCGTGTTGTAGTCGTTGAGTGCCTTGTTCAGCAGTCCGGTGGTTGACGTTGGAGTCGTTGGATACGCCCCCGTGTCCGGCGCACGTCCTTCGAGCTTGATGTTGATTTCCTGAATCCCGTCTCGCTCGGCAACCAAAGAAACCTCTTGGATGAGCATGGGGATAGCGTAGGTGACTGCGTTGTAGATCAGCGTGAATGTGACGTTTGATGTGGACAAAGCCGCCGCGCTGTTAAACGGAATCATCAGCGTCGAAGCCGTTCCCGACACCGCCTGGACAGTGACGTCAGCCGTCAGAATCAGGTTAGTGTTGTCCTCCAACTTGTAGCGTGAACCGACGCAAGGAACCGGAGCCGTTGCATACGAGATGTTGAGCGCACAAGACGAGAAGCAGGTGAACGTCAACGCGCCGATAGCCAGAGACGTTAGGTCAAGGTGAGTCGCCGCGTCCGAAGTTGTACCCGAGACGCCTCTTAGGTTCACGTCAATCGTTGCCGAGCTTTTCATGATGCTCGACCGTTGACCGTTCGCCCCAACCGATGCAGTGTTGGCCGTCATGTTGGTAGTCGTCAGCGTCACGTTGTCGAAATACGCAAGCTGTGAGTTACCCCCGATGGAGAATACAGAAATATCACCGATATGATGTGGCATTTTTTATGGTTTCCTTTGTCTTGCGCGTACGCTTTGGACGAGTGCTGCCGACCTTGCCCGGTGACGCTGGGCAATGATGCCCATGTCCCGAACGCCGCCGTTCTTTGACTGAGAGTAGAATCCCCGGTAAATCATGTGTTTTGTGCCAGTCGGAGAAAGAACGAACTTGGCATGAGGGGAACGAAAGCCCATCCACACCACTCTGTCCTTCCCGCCGTACTTGGTCTTAAAGAAGGATCTCCGAAGTTCTCCGGTCTGCTTGTTGATCGGGAGCGGGTTGACCTTGCCCTTTGCTTTCACCTGGGTTTGTGACTGGCTAACGACGTTGCCCTGCTTGGTGGTGGACTGGCTCGAGTACCGCTTGCCGTTGCCCTTGAACTTGGCTTGCTTGTCCTTGCCCTTGATGCCCCGAGCCGCCGAACCTTCCCGCGCAAACGGATGTCCCATAGCCCGTAGAGATTTGCTGGAGAGTCCACCGCCCGTGTAGGCGTTGTGATCGTTCTGACCCTGCCCGACTAGCTCATCGTGCGCCCCAACGTGCGTCAGGTTCATAGCGTCAAACCTTCGTTGTTGCGCTCTTGCGAGATCAGCAGGTCGTTGATAAACGCTCATTACACTGGAACCTGGATATTCAACGTCTCGATCTGGAACGACATCCGAAGTTCAAGCGTTCTCGCGTGTGGCTCTCCGATGTCGTCAAAAGCAATATCCTCGACCCCGAACAAAGAACCGAGAGGAGTCACGCCGTCTAAGAAGTTTCGAGCCTTGTAAATCTCGGTCAGCAGCGCGTTGGCTTTTGCCGTCCGAAACTCGGTGGCCGTCATGTCTGACGGATACGGGAACTGGGCGAGAATGGCGAACGTCTGGACAAAGCTCTTGCACTGCGCTCCGCCCTGCCCTTTGGTCGCTCCCTGCGCCACAATGACGACGTGCGTGGGACTTGGAATCTCTAGCGGAGGATAATCAAAGACATCTCCGTCGGTCAGCGTCCAGGCGGTCTGCACTCTCGCCGATAACTCTTTGACGATCAGGTCAGCGTTGAGGAAGTTAGCCATTGAGTTCCACCGCTAATGCCTTTGCGTAGTCAATGCCGAAGCCGTCAGCCCGAGAGACTTCATGGGACTTGAAGACGAACGTGCGAGACTGGTAAGCGAACGTTGAGCCGATAATCATCTTGGTTTTGTCTGCCATAGCGCAGTAGACAATCCCGCCGCTTGTAACCTCAATCCCGAACTCCTGCAAGATCGCGCCGGGACTCTTTAGCTGGAAGTCACAAACCAGCGATACTGCCGCCCCAGAGGTCGCTGGGAGGCTGTTGACGTTCATGGACGCATCAACCGCCACCGCGTAGTTTTGAACGCTCAGGGTCAGCGGAAAATCAAACATAAGGCACTCGCACAAACGGAGCCAGCATCACAGACGCTTGTTGCCTCATTGCCGCGCCGTTGCCCGTCCCAAAGACCGAAGCAGTAGGGTTGGCGTATTGAACTTCCCTGTCGCCGATCTTGCGACGTGCAGCCGAACCGCCGGAGCCAGAATCAATGCCGCTCACAATCGTGCCAGCCGCGTAGATCATGATCGCCTGAAAGACCGAGCCGGGAACCGCCGACCATCCAAACTTCCCGGTGACGTTGACCTGCTTGGCTCCGCTTGGCATGGAGCGAAGGAAGCGGATGCATTCGTGTGGGTTGCCTGACCTGCGTGGCCAGGGCAGTAAATCGTAGTCGGTGTCAAACGTCAGCGCGGAGCCTGTGCCAACGGTTACCGAAGTGACAAGAAAAGCGTCCTCGATCTCAACCAGCGTGTTGACGTTCTGAGGCTGGTATGCGTCGTACTTGCGGGTTTCGGATGCGTCCGAGGTAATGAATGTTCGACCCGTGTACCGCTCTGCCCAATAAATAGCGTCGTCAATCGCGTTCGATTTCGTGTCCGCACTGATCGTCTGGGTAATCCCGATCTCCGTCAGGTACGTCTGTAGATCGCCGTCGTCGGGGTAAAGTGTCGCCGCCATAATGGATGCCTCGAATAATTTCTAGGGCTTCGAGTTCGCCCTTGAGCTTTGGGACAGCTTGCCCGTCCCCTACAGTCTTTATGACGACATCCCCAGAGAATTCCATGATAGAAGTCTACTAGGGATGCCGCCGAGCTAGTTACTAGCTTTGGATGTCTACAGCCTCGACAGTTGCACCCTGGGTGACAGGTTGCCCCTTTCGGAACTTGTAGCATACGATGCCGTCAAGGGTCGTGTTACCAGTTCCCCGATCCGAAACCACGCGAATGTACCGCTGGGTTGGCTGGGTCACGTCAAACGCGAGAACCTTGTTGTCGTCAGTGTCTGCCGATACTGCAATCGAAAGATTGCCAAGAGCAGTCCATCCACCGCTTCCTGTTGCCGATTGCTCGATGGATGCGGTATAGGTGGCACTTGCCGCCAAAGCTCCCAAAAGAACGATGACGTGCGCTCCGTTGCTTGCCTGAAGGTCGATAGCCGAAGAGTTAACGTCGGTTGTACCGGCCGCAAGGGTGAACGTGGTTGCAGCCGTAGAGTCCGGTGCAATTCGCTCGATTTCTGAGATTTGTGTGAGTTCGTACATATCTGTTTCGTCTCCTTACGCAATCTTGAGTCGGCTGAAAGCGTTCTCATCAACTGGCATACCGTCAACGTAAGCGTTGAAAGCAAAGCCTTGCTGATCCTTGGTTGCGTATGCTTCGACCAAAGGAGTGATCTCCAAAGCCCGAGCCTGTGCGATCATGTAGCCAGCCCGAAGGTCAGCCAGCACGAGTGCCATTGTTCCGGTGGTGATGTTGCCAGTTGCACCTGGATCGGTCAAGAACTCGGTCACGTCGTAAGGGAAACCTGCGAGGGTTGGCCCGGTTCCGACGGTAAGCCCGTTGACGTTCTGGGTTCCGATTGGTTGCCAGAGATACTCGTTGCTTCCTGCCTTGAGCTTGCGGATTCGCATCTCAGTGTTTCGGTGCATGATCCAACGTGCATTGCGTCGGTACTGAGCTTTAAGAAGCCCAACAACCGTCCAAACGTCGTCAGCCGAGATGACGTTAGCCGTTCCCGATGCCGATGTTCGCGAGGTTGGTACACCGTCTGCCGACTCAACTGCGATTCCCAAAGGCTGACCAACGCCAGTACCCAAGAGGAATGCCTTCTCTTCCGTCCGTCCATAGACGTAAGCAGCGCGGGACATAATGGCCGACTCTGCCATTGCCGATTGATTCATCAGCTTCTTGCTGACAACAATGGTCTTAGCAATGCGCTTCGGTTGAAGTTCTCGCTTACCGAACGGCGATTCCGAAGAAGCCGCCTGGTCAGCGTTCTCTGCAACCCAGCTAAAGTCGTCGATGTCACCGAAGGTCACGACGCCGAGTGAATCAGCATTGTCGAGAAGCTCAACGGTTGCTTGTCGCCGGACGAAAGTCTCGTCAGCAACCAGCTCAACCAATCGCTGTGCAAGAACCTGAGTAACGACGGAGAAACCGCCCTTGCTTGGGTTGTTGACCGCAAAGTTGTTAAGCTCTGCGCGAAACGCTTGCGAGTCGAATTGACCGCCGCCCATCGAACCAAGTCGAAGTGCTTCGCCAAACGTCTTGAGTGCGTCCTTCTCTGCGGTGTCGAGCTTCTTGCCCTTACCGTGGATGTCCAGAGCATTGACCGCCGTATCCTCAAAAGCCTCGACGTTGGAAACCTTTGCGTTTCGCTCGTTAAGGGTCTTGATCTCGGTTTCGAGTGCCGAATAGTCGTTGAGAATCTTGTCGAATCTCTCCTCTTCCAATGCCGTCATATCGCCGGGCTTGCCGTCGTATTTGGCTCGGATGCCGTTGATTTCAACCGACAAACCCTTGAGTGCGTCGGTCTTCTCTTTGATGAGTGTTTGATACATAGTTTTAGACTCCTGCGAGTTGTGCTTTTGCAAGAAGGAGCTTCTGACGAACGGTAGCCGCTCGCTTCAACTCTTCTTCGGTAGGTGAATTGATCTCTGAAAGTAGTTCGGAAACCGAATTCTGAATTGCCGAAAGTTGGCTGACTCGATCTGGGTTGATGGTGCGCCCATCTTTAACCCTCATCTCGTTAACCTGTTTCGCCCGTTCAACTGCCGCAAGCGCAGAGTCCAAGGCATCGGAGAGTGTCATGCGCTCCCCTAAATTGTTTGGTTCGGATTCCGAATTGACTTCCAGAACCTTTGCCGTCGGGTTCATCCCGATATTGCAGATAGAAACCTCGTTAAGTTCGGTAACCGAAGGAATGACCCAGCACCATTTCGACTCCTTCTTGATCGCCTTGTCGAAGCGGGACATATCGTATCCCTCTTCTTCGCAATAGTTCCAAAGGTCTTTGCCGTTCTCGAAGTACCGGGTCTTGTCGTGGTCAATCCCGTAGCCGATTGACACCGCCACTTCTTTGCCGTTTGCAAGCCTTTCAGAAACAATTGTCCGCTGCATCTGCGCTTCTTCGTGGCTGTGGAATGATGCCTCAATGATGAGCGTGTCCCCTTCCATGTAGACCTTGTCGAAGATGCCGATTGGCTCCCCGTCCCACTCGTGCGACACGTCCAGCCATCCGGTCTTAACTGAATCCCTCAAGACCTTTGCCGGGAACGCTCCAGGCAGAATCACCGCGCCATTGCGAAGCAAGACGCCACAAGCAGAAGCAACCATCTTGATGGAGTTCTCCTTTAGGGTTGCCGCGTCCGTCTGGACGCCAATGAGTGACTTGAGAGTATTCATGTTCTTAGATAGGGCCGAAGCCAGTCTGTCCGTCTGAGCGAATCAGTCGGCACTTGCAATTAGAAAGGCAAGGTGTATCGCCCCGCCGTGGAGCCGTGTAAAGCGTGTCCTTCATGTAAGGAGAGTTGGACTCAAGGTATGGGCAGTCTTGGCAGTGATCTTCTACTGAGCCGTTCATGTCCCAGTAGAACTCCTCGTTGTCATCAGAACCGTCTACAAAGCCCGCAGACGCAGTTGAACTACCCTTGTTGGCGTACATCCCCAACCGCTGATCTAGCGCAGGTGTGATGCCGTCGTATCGTCCGTCTGCAAGATCTTGAGTCAGTCCAGCTAGGAACGCTTGCTCGAGGTCAGTAACCTGCAACCCGATCAGTTCCGCTTCCTCTGCCGTTGCTACCTTGCCAGCGAGTTCCCGCCCGATCTTGTACATATCGGCGTGGAGACTTCTAAGCTCGTCAGAGAACGCAATCTGGTAAGCGTCTGAGTCGAGCGCGCCGGACTGGTTCTTCTCGGTCAGGTCAAGTAGTTTGCGCTTGGCTTCCTCGATTCGCTTATCGTGCGCCGATTGCTTGGAGTTCTGAATCGTTGGCTTAACTGCGTTGAGCTGCACCTTGCCAAGCGTTCGCCGGGTCTGTGCGTCCCTTTGAACAAGAGACTTCGCCCAGTCGCTGACCGAGTTGGATTGAGGAGCCGGAACCGCTAAGGGAGATGCCTCCGTTTGGATGCTGAAATAGTTCTTGAGGTTGTCGCCCTTGAGAGGAGTCTCACCGATCTTGAGCTTAAACGACTCAACCGACATTCCTCCGACCTTGAAGTTTTCTCTGTACCGCTCATGCTCTGCGTCCGTCTCGTCCTGCAACCAGGAAACGTCCGACGTGTCGTACCAGAACCGATATTGCCCGGTGTTGAGGTTGAAGTCCGGCAGCACAACCTTAGAGAAGACCGGACACCACGCCGCCAGCATCGGAAGAACCGTCTGCTTGCCGAGTGCGTCCAATGCCTCGCTCAAGTTGTCGTAAGTCTTGGAAGACGATGGCAGACCGAACGCCATCGCATCGCCGCCCATTGCCGCGCACAGAACATCAATGGACTTCTGGGACAGCTTGTCCATCTCCAGCTTGTCCGGTGACTGTGTAAGGTCAGACATCCCGATCTCAAACGGAACCATGACCGACTTTCCAGCCCGGTCTCTGACCAGCTCTGTGATGAGGTTGCGAACCGCGCCGACCTGCTCCATCGTCGGATTGATGCCCTTGTCGGATGCCTTGGGATAGAGAACCTTGCCCTGTGCGATATTACGGACGTTCGCCGCTTGCCTGGTCGCTGAGTCGTTCCAAAGAACAATCTCCCGAACCGATTGCATGACCGCCGAGTAACCGCGCTTTGAATCGCTTGGGTGGATGCCCTTCTGGATGTAAAGAATGTCGCGCTCCTGAATCTCGATGGTAGAACCGCCAGGAGGTGTGTACTCAAAGTATGTGATCAGCTTGGTGTTGTCAAGGTTGTACTTGTCCGCCATTGGACTGATGCGGCCGTTGGGGATATACAGAAACCCAATCACCTGATCTAGCAGATTGCGCCGAACGAACAGGTAACACTCGCCAAAGATGACCCAGGACAAAGCAAGTGCTTGCTCGATCTGGCTCCACGTCTGATGTGGGTTCGGAGCCTCAAACACCCGCATCGCTTGGAGCCTGGGCGAAGTGTCGTTGACCCACTGCCCGGTCTTGGCATCCTTGACCTGAAGCGTAAGTGTTGCCTCTCCGATCATTGCGCCGATCTTGGACGCGCCAATTGCTACGATTGGGTTGTTGTAGTAAGGAGCCGCCTCCCCTGCCCAGTCAATCCCCGAACCGCCCTGACCAAGTAACCGCCCGACATCGTATGTGCCGTAGCCTCCGGTGTAGCCGATGACAGGCAGTTCCCGCCCGAGTAGCATCGCCCCCGCGTTCTTGATTCTTGTTAAAAAGCTACTCATCCTGCTAGTCCAAAGAAAGCATCGTAAACCGATGTTCCGGTCATTCTTGTCAAAACTTTGTGTCCTGTTGCCGCCGCGTCTTCAAAGTCGTCATGCTTCCCGTTGGGGAACTGCCTGAACGATTCAATGGCGTCGTCATAAAACTCGTTGCGAACCAGACCAACTAAACCTGATTCAATGCTTGATGCCATCGGCTCCACCCGGAACTCCTTGGAGCCAACCGGAAGTTCTGCCTCGTAAGCAAAGCCCTGGAAGAGCCGCTCAAACATCCTGCGAACGTCCTTGCCTGCCGAGCCTGGGTCTTGTGGGAAGACAACCCGTGTCGGTCTTAGCTTGTCGGCAAGGTTCCGCATCCACTGGTTCCGCATCTCAGTCGAGAGCTTCACCCGGAACAAAGTCAACCGGAAGTTCGCGCCGACCTTTTCCCAGAACGCCGCCGCCGTCCAGTCTCCGGTTACCTCGGAGCTTGCAATGTCGAACGCCAGAACGGACATCTCTGCCTCGCCAACCGGGGGATTGATAAACCGATCAACCTTGAGAATCGCGCCTTCTCTTGGCGTCGGATTCCCCTGGAACAGACTTTGAAAGTTGTATTCCCCGAGTGCCTTGCGCTGCTCTTCTAAAAAGCTGAGTGGCTTAACTTCTGGCCAGAGTGCTTCACCGATCTCGCGCCCGAGCGGGTCGTTAGCTTCTGCAATCGCTGGCAGATTGATGTGAACCCAAGACTTATCGCCACTTGCCTTGATGCGTCCGATCAGGTCGTCGTGATGCCAGCGGGTCGCAATGACCAAAGCGCGGGTGTCTGGCCAGAACCTTTGAACAATCGAACCCTGCCACCAATCCCCGATGTTGTTTCGCTCGGTCTGGCTCTCTGCTTGCGCCCTGTCTTTGATTGGGTCGTCTGCTAGAAGAAACTTGATCGGGTTGACACCAGTGGGAGCCGAACCGACGCCACGAGCAACCATCCGCGCCCCATTGGTGAGAAACCATTCCTCCATCGCGTTGGAGGTTGGGTCGAGCATCTTAAGCTCTCTCGCTATCTCCCGGCTCGGACGGCTCAAGTTCTTGTCTGCAAAGGTTTGAGAGTAGCCAGTAAAAACAGAAACATCTTTCGGGTGGTTAAGTCCCCAAAAGACCGGAAGCGGATGCGTGATCGTCGTCGTCTTCGCGTGGCCCGGTGGCATCGAAAGGGTAACCCTCTGATACTCGCCTGTTACCAGCTTGTCCGCAACCGAGCAAAGGAACTCAACGTGCTTGGGAAACGTCCAGTGGCTTGGCTTGATCCTCAGATAGAACTCGGTGTAAGTTTCCTTACTCCTGAGTAGCTTGTCCAGCTCTTCTTTCTCGCGCCCCGTCAAGTAAGGCAGCAAGGCGCGCAGCTCGCTCGTCGTCGGTAAGTGAGTCAATGGTCTTCCCGTTCGATGTTAAATCAACTGCTTGCTTGTCTCCGTAGACCTTGGGTTTTCTCTTTGCCGCCGCCCATTTATAGGAATCAATCTGCAACTTAGCTTTCTGGATCTCGACAGCATCCGCAACACAGTTGTTCGCCGTGGTTACTACCTTGTCCGCAAAGTAATCACCTTGGGCTTCTCGCGCGTGCGTGTACTTGGCTGAAAACGCTTCGTCTTCCCTTAGCCATTGAGTAATCGTAGAGAACCCTGGTCGTTCATCAGGCTCGCACCATTCAACCAAAGACCCGCCTTGTGCAATGTGAGTACAGATCTCATCAACGTACTCTGAAAGCCTTACGCTTGGTCTGCCCATTCACAATCACGCTTCCTCGATGTCTAGCCCGATCTTGTACGCCTGGAGAAACCACATAGCCGCTAGTTGGTACTCTGCCTGCTCTGGAGTCAAGTAAGCAACGAACGTGAGGGCGTTAGGCAAAATCTTCCCAATCATCCCCGCCTTCCCAGGCAAGATTAACTTCAATCGGTATCGTTTCATACTGATAGCCCCAACGCACCTGCCGCGCCCGTTGCTGCACCCTTAACCCAACGGACAACTGCCGTCTTCCAGTCGAAAGTTGCTCCAACTGCCTCATTCCATTTCTGGAGGTCGAACATGATGGCACCGAGAAAGCCGATTGCAGCCCCTTTGATAACTTTGACGAGTAGTTCATTCATGATTCATTTCCTTGAAAATGTCAATTATTGCGCTTTTCACCGCAATATTTGAAAATGTATTGCATTTTCATATGATTGTGTAATACGATATCTATATCAGCCGAGCAATGGCTGATACGGAAATCACATGAAGACTGCTCAAGCAACCAAATTGAAGTGCGACGTTCGACCTCTCCCAGCATTTACCCTTAGAGGGTCGGCCCCAGACGCGTGGAAGAACTGCCCATCATGGGCGGTTAAGTTAATCCAGAAGGAATGCGTAGTCCCATCGCTTACACTGGTGTGGCACAAGTGCAATCGAAGATCAACAACAGGTCGAGCGTACCAGTGTTTTTATAAATCGCATCGGGGAGAAAAGATTAGGATTGGAATGACTATGACCATCAGTGCCGGGTGGGATGATGATTGCGTCAAGCAAATCGTTCTACACGAGATCGCACACTTTAATGTAGGCATTCATCATAAGCACGATGCCGTATTCATCAAAGAAGTCATCCGCTTGTACCGCAAGTATGGATTACTTGAGAAGGTCGCCACCAAAGAGCTTTACGAGTACCCAACTGTAGTTAAGGCTTGCGCCAAGTCCTTCAACCGAGGGCGCAAGCAATGAGCCATAATCCCCCCGTGAAGAGTGGAGGCAAACGAGAAGGCGCGGGCCGCAAGAAAACCGTTCAAGGCGAGACGAGAGTGAGGACGTTTCGCCTCACCGATCCCGAATACGACAAGATTAAAGCCCTTCTCGAAGAACTACGAAAACCCTCCAAGTGAGGGGTTTCACCTGACCTAAAAACTTGTTCAGCCGACCTACAATCTAGGTCAGAGTGTCACGCTCGAAACCGTCCGCATCTTTCGTTTCCCGTGGACAATCTCTTCGCCTTGACCGAGCCGGATAATCGCGCCACCTTTGGATTGTGGAGACAGGTTCCAGCCTTCCGCGTAACTTGGTTTTGTTCCCGGTGCAATGCCGTAGGTATCCAAGTACGAACCAGTCATGATGCAGTGGACATCTTTCTCCACCGTCTCATTCCTCTCCGGCACATAACCCATCTTGCGGTCAATGACATGGAACCGATTGTGTTTGTGGCCGATCCACAAAGCATCGACTCCCATCTGCCAGGTCATCATCCGCTTAAAGTCAATGACGCCACCCGTAACCGGAGCCGACCCGCCCGCGCCGTGGTGTCTGTAAATCGTAAACCCTGACTTCTTCCCAAACCTGCTGAGAGTGATGTGCCAATAACCACACCAGCCGCCGTATTGAATCTTCGACCCTGTGCGCTCATTCAGAACCGCAATGAGCATCGGGATCAAGCTGACGTGATGCCGTTTAGAGACGTGCGCTTCGTGATTGCCCTGCCCAATCCAAACGATTTGATGCGCGTATGGCTCAAGAAAACGAGCTGCTAGCTCCACCGCCGCATTGAGCGGAACCATGCCGAGTTCATCGCAAATCTTTAATAGCTCAGGATCAACCGCTCGTAGGTCAAACCGCTTGAGGTCACTAGGCAGAATAGCGTCGAATACGTCACCGTTGATGCCAATATAGCATCCTTTCATCCGGTCAAAATCTTTCTTCAGTGCCTTCGGATCTTGGCTACTTGCTCCGAAATGGGGATCGGAAATCAAACCGAGTTCCGCGAAGTCGTTAATGTCGCTCAGTGTTATCTCGGTTCGGATGTTGTTCATGCACTACCCCTTTCGCAGAATCTCCAAGATGTGTTCTTGGTGCGTCTCAATCTTTGCAAGTCGCTCTGGAACCTCGTCAAGCTTCTTTAGCTGCTCGTCATGCTTGTTGAGCTTGCTTTGAGCATTGGCGGCATGAGTTGCACCAGTGACCAGGGCAACCAGCCAAAACCATTGACCCGAAAGCCATTC